ATTAACATCGGATGGGTCAAGCACTACATCATAAACACCAAATTCAGAACCATCTTTTGTCCTGACGAAAAATACTCCAGTCTGAGTATTAATCATTTAGATCTTCACTCATTAATGGGGAAGAACCTATGGCATATCTATTTGTTATATACTCTTGGAATTTATCAGTCGATACAATAGAAATCCAGAACTCACCTGTTTCGGTATCTGCTTGACGAACCTTTTTAGGTTCTACTTCACCTGTTTTCATATCAACTTTTGAATACCAACCCATAGATGGTTTAGTAACAAACCCACCATCAAGTGCGACCTCTAATAGTCCAGAATATTTTTTGATACCACCTTTCCAAGTAACAGAAATTGGGATTTTAGATTTCTCTTTAACAAACCTTGATTTCTCAACATTAATAATAAAATCATATCCTTCGACCTCTGTACCTTTTTTAGACTGACGACGACCAATAATCCAAATATTATCACTAGAATAATAAATTCCAGTGCCACCTGAAACAACTTGTCTTGAAAACATTTCTTGAGTCGCATATGTGTGGTTCACGGCAACAAGAGGAATATCTTTTAATGTAAGATATGGGGTTATCATTCGGAATAGTGATTTCAACTGTTTTGCCCGAGTCATATCAGCAACAGATTTAGCATCCATTGCATCATCTAATTCTTTCTTCGATGCAAGGTTTCCAATTGAGTCAATCATTACATAGACCTTATCATCTTTCTCCAAGTTATCAAACTGCTTAATAATATCGAACTTCAATTCTTCAATATTTTTAATAGGAACATGCAACACTCGAGTGGTGTCGATTTTCATTGAGTCAAAAAATGTTTGAGGTGTTCCGAATTCGGAATCATAAAACATTGCTACTGCTTCTGGATACTTATCAAGATATGCTTTCATCATCAACAGTCCGAATGTTGTTTTGAAATGCTTTGATGGTCCAGCAAGAACTGTTAGACCTGAAGTCAATCCCCCATCCATTCGACCAGATAACGCAACGTTGACCATTGGAACTGATGTCGGGATAACATCTTTTTTATTGAATATCGCAGACTTTGATAATTGGGTCGATTCAATTGACCCAGATTTCCTAAGACGTTCTAATAGTCCACTCATAATATAATTTCTCCATCATTTAATTTAATATAACACCTATTATACCCTAATTTTACACAAAAGTAAAGCGATATCACCGAATTGGTGTATCAAGTAAAATCTGTAAATTAAAAGGTTTTCTCATGCCACCCCATCTCGTATAATATACAATTGGATATTTTGGGAACATTTTGAGAAAATCACCAGCAGATACACCTATTTTCTCTGCAACAATCTTGTGGTCTGGACTTAATGAACCCTGACCAAACAATTCTCTTCCAATAACTAATGCTTCTAATCGAGCAACAGTTGCAACAAAACCATTCAAATCCATTATTTCGGATGCAATCTGTTCACTCCAGACATCTCCTATGATATAACCATCGTCATCAAGGGCATAATCCTTATCACCTTTGATATTATCATATGCATTTCTTGCACCTAGATTTTCGATATTGGTGGCAAAGTTCTGTGTGAACTCATTAAAGTCCTCTCCTGCACTTTCATTTGCAATATCATTAACGTTCAATTTTGCCATAGTTTTTTGCTCCTATTAAAAGAATGAATCTAGAGTGCTTTTTTGTTCCCAGTCCCATCCGATTGGGTGTAAAATTCCCTCTAACGGTTTGAGATATGTTTTTTCAAACTGTGTATCATAATCAAGCATTGCCTGCATATCAAACTCAGGCGGGATTCCAGTTACAAAAGACAATACATTTTGTTGATGTTTGTTCGGTGTCAGTAAATATATAAATTTAATTTTAGAACCTGCATCAATTGACTCTATATTATTCAGTCCATGTTGTTTGATTAATTTATTAAACAATATGGCACCTTTCACATGAATCGGTATACTCTTTTCTTGAGTCAAGTATTTCTTATATTCGTTTATACCTCTTGGGAATGAAATATCCTCTGGTGCAAACTTTTTAAACTCTCCCCTATATTTATACACAAGACGTTGTAATTCACCCTCAGTTCCGTTCAAGATAATAGATACAGACTCTTTAAGTTTATTGCGAACCGTTTCTGGAGTTGAAGACTTAACAATTTCAAGACCCATTACTTTCATCTTTGGTTTCGCATAACGAACACCCTCATTGTCATACACATTCAGTGCATAACGTTTCTTTGCTGTCCATATACCATTGTCGGAAATGGACTCACGACCCATTTGCATTTTCTGTTCATATGCATTAACATATTCGCCAAGTTCTTCATAAGACTTATCAATGAAAGGTTCAATAGATTTCTTGGCAACTGAGTCAAGAAAGTCAACAATCTTATCTTTCTCTGGCAGGGTTTTGCCTTGGTATGCACCTTGGACAATTTTACCAAGACGCAAATATACAGAGTCGGTATCAATAGCAATTACATAATCATAATCATTTGTGCCACAAATTTGATTCAAGAATGCATTTAATTTATTTTCAATCCAACGAATTGCTAATTGACCACCAGTAGTAATTGCCTCAGCATTTTGAAGATTGAAATACCTGAACCATTGATTTCCCAACGCACCATATGCCGAGTTCAACTGAATCTTTTTCGCCATTTGGATATTGTTATATTTGGAAATTTCGTTGATGGTATCCTCACCGTGTTCACGACGTTGCTCAGCATCCAACATCTTGCCTTTATAGATCTTTCTCTCGTTATATATCTTCTCCATCAGTGTGGGTAAGAACCCTCGTTTATCACGACGATACAACGCACCATTCGGAGTTACAGTCCTATTAGATTCCTTTAAATTAGACAAATCAACTTCTTGATTTAATAATTTATCAAGACTAATTCTATTATCAAATCCAACAAGAGTTTCTGGACTGATATTATAATTCATAATTAAGTGAGGATACAGGGAGTTTAAATCAAAAGACATTACCCATTCATGCTTACCTATTATTGGAGTCTTAACATATGCACCTGCATACTGTTCTGATTTTCTGGCATGGTTTTTGGGAGGTGCAACAATGTCCTGTCTAATGAGATAATCATACACGATTGCATCCCACATCTTCACTGTACCAAACACATCGGCATAGTTAATCTTTGCATCATAACTCATAGTCATTGCGAGGTCAATCAACTTCATCTTATCATCTATACGTTTAACCAACTCAACGTCTTTGATATTATAATCAATAAACTTCTGGTGATTATCACGTGCAAGGGTAAACAGTGAACCCTCGTCTTCATAATTTAATTTCTTCTCACCCAATTCAACATGCCCGATAAAACCAAGAGCATAACTTTCTCTCATCTTGTATGTAAACTTTTTATACAACTTCATATAGTCTAATGATTGAACACCTAGAATGTCATACACAAGTTGGTCTCTGCCAAATTTGGTTTTCATGCTTCGTTCTTTAATCCAACCAAATGGACTGAACTTTTTTGTTTCCTTTTCACCAAAGACTTTTGCATATCGATTTATAATATACGGAATATCAAACCCATCAATGTTCCAACCAGTAACCACGTGAGGTGGTTGTTTTTCCCAGAATTGTAAGAATAATGACATCAATGTTTCTTCATCGTGACATTGGTTATAAACGATATTCAAATTAGAATCAGCATATTCACCCTCATCCTGGTCCCATTCATTCAAACCCCAAGTGTGATAAGTGTCGTCTATATTATCATAAACTGTGATAGCATTAATAATAGAAAGGGCAGTATCAGGAAGAGGGAATCCTTGGTCAGACTCAACCTCAATATCAAGAAAATATTGCCTGATTGCTTTTGGTTCAAATTCAACCGTATCTGGCCATTGCTGACAAATATATTGAACATCGAACTGGTCAATACCATAAACATCAAAACCTTGGACTTCAGAATAATTCTTAATGAAGTCACGTGTTTCTTTTATGGTTCCAGGTTTAATTTCCCAAACCTGTTCATCATCAAGAGTTCGCCATTTGGTTTCTTTTCCAGTCTTGCCTGGGACATACATAGTTGGTTGAAATTCTTCCCTTCGGATAAAATCACCTTTTTCGGTATCAACTCCTCTAACGAGAACCTTGTTACCTAATGTATTCACTGATGTATAAAATTTCATAATTTATTTCTCATCTGGTTCAAACCCTTGTCCACTACCCATACAAGTTTTAGTAATTGGGTTCCACCATCCACCATCAGAGCACATTTTCTCAGTCATCCTATCCTCTGACCATTTTTGAGCAGTCTTTTTCGGAAGGAACTGAGTATTCTTATCTTCTTCAAGAACAGGTTCTTCTTCAACAGACTTTTCTGGCCAATGACTAGACCTTTCATTTTCTGAATAACCACAAAAAGGGCACCATGGGGCGGATTGGGTTTTGTCGGTATACATCGTCCATACTTCATTACATTGTATGCACTTGAAAGTTGGAGCAGTTAATTTAATCAATGTAAATTTGACACCCTTGGATTGGTTCCGAAATGCTCATCATAAGGTGCATCAACTTGTCTTATTTTGGCACTCACAAAACGACTCATATTGATTATTGTGCCATCTTCCATTTCAGCACAACCACCATAGGCATCAAGAACAGAATCAACCATATCAATTTTATCTATATCTGGTGAGTCAGTAACGACCTCAAAGGTCACACAATCGTCCAAGTCATTAACACTGAAACGAAATTGTATTTCCCAGAAGCAAGATCCAGCTGGAATTTCTTGCCAATCATCAGCAATCATACCTTTATATACTTGCATTATTTTTTCTCCAATGATTGTTGGAATTTATAGATAGCAAGTTGAATATTCATATATTCCCTTGCTGCATCGTGAAGTGCATTGTGATGAACAAAACCTTCTGGTTTGACATCAATTTTTTCTTCAAGTAAAGTGATTTGAACGGTTTTGGAATCATGTATATTCCACCATCTCCATGGGAGATCGTATGCACCTGCATTACCAGTTACTCTAAACAAGTCATGTAATATGCCAAAGTCAAAATGACTTCCTCGTGCATATACTAAAATGTCTTTGGGGTTTGCTCCGACCTTTTTAAAGTATTTAAAAATAGAGGGGAGCAGTTGGTTCCAATCAATATCATCTGGAGAAGGTTTTAAAACCTTCATGGCTTCTTCACCTTGTTGTCCCCACCAAGCAACTGTGTCTTTATCTATTTCTCGACCTGCTTGCCATTGGGATTTAACATTAAGAGTTTTATAGAAACCATCCCTGATGAGTTCTTCATACTCATAATCTTTAGTGGAATCTACTGCAACTATACCAACCGACAAAACAACGGCACTAGCATTAGTGCCCAACGTCTCAATATCGAGGACGGCAGAATCTATACTCATTTACTTCTCCATAATATAAACTTCAATACAACTATTATACTCTATTTTACTTCATTAGTCAAGCGATTCTATGTGTTTTTCAACATATATTTTTGATAAATTTCGTGCAGAGGTCAATGCGGACTTAACTTCGTCCTTTGAACCACCAAAATATTTTACAGCATGACCTTCAACAATCATTTGTTCGTTTACTGAAACATCAAAAGCATCGACAAACAACTCACCTAATACACGACCGAACTTACCAGTTCCATGTGAGGTTAGTTTAAATGTGTTGCCCTGTGCCTCAAGAATTTCTATTAGTCTATGCTTTGCACCTAGACCATATCGTTTTTCAGTCAGGTCACGAGTCCTAGATTCTGGAGTATCAATACCCATAAATCTAATTCGTTTTGTCACCCATACATTAAAACCTAAATCAATATAAGCGTCAATGGTATCACCATCAACAATCCTTTTTACTTTTCCATTATACTCAAACATAATATTCCTTATCTAGTTAATCCCAAAATCTTTGTGATTTGGGCATCTAAAATACCAGCACGATTTGGCCAGTGTATATAATTCTTATCTGGATTAGACTTCAAGTTTTTCAGCAATGGAATTATCATATTCTCTAGTGCTTTAAGTTTGTTCTTTTTGAAATCATCAAACTCTGCTTTCTTGGCATCTAACTCTGCTTCTTGGTTTTCTTGACGTTGTAACAAGTCTGCAAGGATATTATTAATGTCCCCAAAATCAACCGTTCCGTCGCCATCAAAATCTAAATCTCTTACCTCACCAACAGTAACATCAAGTTGCTCAAGTTTCTCTTCGATAGCAGATAAATCTACATTCACTTCTGGAGCATTAACTGTAGTTTCTTTTGCAAGAATTTCATCCAGTTTATCAGAGAGAGGTGTTAGGTCTGGCATGTCGCCAGCAGTTAAAGCATCAACCCTTTCAAGGGCGATGATAGTGTCCAGTTTCTTAGACAGTGGGGATAAATCTACATCAGGAATTTCTAATGGTTCAGGAATTAATGATATAATTAAATCTAATTTTGAAACTAATGGACTGAGATCTGCAGATGCTGCAGAGGAAACTTTCTCGACTGCCGTATCCAGTTGAGTATCAGTATCGGTTTCTGAGAACGAAAATCCCCATTCAAAATCCTCATTAATTTCGACATCACCTTCTTGGGAATCTGCCATATCTTTCTCCTCTAATTATTTTGTACCAATAGTATATTTGGGAACTAATTCCCAATTTCGTTTATCCTTGAAAGATATAACTTTAAATTGTCCTACATTTCCCATTGGTTCTAATTTACTTTCATCAACAATTGTAACTAAATTCCATTCTGCAAGCAACTTGGCAATCGCATTTCTTCTTTGTATATCAGTCAAGTCTATATTTGAACTTTTACCATCTAGAGCAAAGAGTTCCTTGAAATGAACAATGTAATACTTTCCACGTTTGTGAAGAATATGGGTTGATTGAAAAAGAGTTTTGTTCGCATTGGATGCAATCCCAATTCTTGTTAGTGTCTCTTTTATCTTCAAGAAATCGCCATATTCTTTGAAAGTGACCTCGAGCATATTCTCATGGTGCCATTCATAATCAACGTCAATATCCCGTAGATGGTTGTCCAGCATAATTTACTCACAACTGTAATATTAATCTATTACACTTATTTATAAATTTGACAATCCTACAGTGTATTTTTACCTATTCTACCGCCTTTATCTAATTTACCTTTCATATAATCTAAATGTTCTTTTGTAATGAACGGCAGGACTTCTACTGCTCTTTGTTCATTGTATTTGTAATATTCTTTAATCACTTCAACTTTCTTTGAGGTCTTTGAACCCTTTGCCCACTTGGCATATCTTTTCTTTTTCCTAATAGAATTGATTAAATAATCATATTGTAACATAGAATCTAATTCGTAATATTGATTCATGTCATTTGAATACATAATTGTGTCAGGATTCATGCTCAACGCACGGTTAATTAAAAACCGTTGTTTGGTATAATCCGCCTCATCCATATCCCCAGTGCGAATTAAGTTTTTATGCCCGAAATTTAAATCGGGCAAGACGTCTTTAAATAGGTTTGCCATATAATGATTCCATCATTTTGCGAACTGCATCGTCTGGAGCACCGCCTGCTGGATGCATAATACATTTACCATTCTTGAAAAAATAAGTAACTGGATGAGAAGCGACAGGGAATGTCAATTTCTCTTTAATCATTTTGAATTTCACATTTGGCCAATGCTTTGCGATTGGGTCTAATATGTTTGGGATGAATTGTTGACATACACCACAACCATCACTAGAATGAACGATGACAACATTTGGATTATTTTTAATAATATTTAATGCACTCTTTTCAGATACTGTTTTAATATCTGTTTTCATATTGCATCCTTTACAAATGTTCCTGCTGAATTCATATACCCAGTTCGGTCTTTAATTTCATTATATGCTTGGTGAATACAATCATCAAAAGAGAATCCTGCTGTCAAACATACCCCACGAAGTGTAACATAAATATCACCAACGGCATCCATTGTTTCTGCTTTATCACCATTGTTTAATGCAGCAAGCAATTCAGTCGTTTCTTCTAACGTCTTGATTGCTTGTGCCATCGGTTTTCCATTTTCAGGAATTTTCCTATCATACATCCACTTGTCTATTTTTTGATTTATTTCCATTCTGCTTCTACCATTATCTCCGTTAAAAACGCAACAAGATTAATTTCTCTATCTTGAACGAATGCTTGTTTGTATTGATATTCACCAATCAGTAATACAACTTGAGGAATTGAGGACGGATGTAAGTATTGATGCATGTGATTATATATTACTCTAAAAATAGCAACAGCATCGGCATCAATATTATCAACAACCCATTGTCTCATTTTACCAAAGTTCTTGTCCTTTAAATATGACATTAAAGACTCAACGTCAGTATCACCAACATTGGCAAGAATACCCTCATCAATTACACCACCTGCCGAATATCGTTGTAATTCATTTAGAATCCTACGGATATCTGGATGATGTTTCTTGATTACTTCTGCCACGATTTGTGGCGATTTTACTTGAACTTCTTCGGTTTCAAGTATACCGAGAACTCGTTTCATTAGTCCACCCATTATCTCGGGCAATTCTTTTTTAGAACTCCTAAAATCAATGTATGTGGTTCTAGAATGAATTGGTTCAATAATCTTATCTTTATAATTACAAGTTAAGATGAACCGAACGTTCTTACTGAATTGTTCAATAAACCCACGAAGTGCTGGTTGAAAGGATTGCGGATTAAGATAATCCGCCTCATCGAGAATAATACACTTTTTACCACCATCAAATGCTACAGTTGATGCAAATGATGCTATTTCATTGCGTAGAGTGTCTATATTCCTATCTAAGGAACCATTTACGATAAGGGTGGTATACCCCAACTCTGCACATAACGCCTTTGCAACGGTCGTTTTGCCTGTGCCAGCAGTACCTGCAAGCAAGAGGTTGGGCATGTCCCCATTAGATATAAATTCTGAAAATGATGACTTTATATCTTCTGGAAGAATACAATCAGCAATTCTCTTTGGTCTATACTTTTCTACCCAAAGGAACTCAGAACTATTATTATCCATATGTTGAATCACTTTCTAACGCAACCCAATATACTAAATCACCACAACTAAACTTACTGATATTCTTAGAACTAATTTCAACTTGATAATCGTTTGGCAACATCTTCATACGTTCAGTCAAGAAGTAGAAGTTGAAGTTGTCTTCACCTGCATAGTCACCGACTTCAATTGAGTAGGTATTAGATGTATCATTACGTTTATCTTGAACTTCTGCAACGATCTTATCACCTTCATTGCGAATACATAAATCGTTTAATCCCAAGGTTCCAGTTGCACGCAATAGTTTATTGAACACATCTTTTTTCAATGTAAAATTAACTTCACATTCTGGCATCGTGATTTCTTTTTCAGGATAGATGATGATTGATTTATCTGCGTACCAATATGAAGTAGACGAACCATCAGATCCAGTCATAGTCATAGAGGAATCTCCAAATTCTAAATCTGGATTTTCAAACAATGACAGTGCTGCCAGGAATTCGTTTAAATCATAAATTCCAAATTCTTTAGGGAAAGTCTCTGCAGCAGTAACCGATGCAAGGACATTCTTTTGTACACTCATCGTATTCAAATCTGAACCATCTCTGATTAAAATTGATTGA